CCTGCCAACTGTGGCTGTGAACGGGAAACGGCATCCTGTCCTTCCATGTAGTCATACACCTGTGGCAATGCCCAAGGCACTTTATTGTCATCATCCCAATAAGAAAGAATCGGAATAAACGGTTGTGGTGGTGCATCTCCTGTGAAGTTATACTTTCCCTTCATCCAGTTCTGTGCTGCATAATAGGTATTGGAAGTCCCTCTGTATGTCTTACCAATATTGGCGGGTGTGTCGTATATCTGCCAGTTCCATCCGTATGTCGGCATTCCAAGAAATACCTTCTTTGGATTCATTACCTTGGATGCATAATCGTATATGCCTTCCAGCCAACTTCTCGGAGATACGGGACCCGGTGCAGAACCTGCCCACGCCATACCGTAACTCATAATGGAGGCTGTATCGCAGTATTTATCCAAATCTGCATACACGCACCAGTTCTCTCCACCTACCGATCCATTCACAGAAGTCATACCCGGCAAGCAGATATTCATTAACTTGGATGAGTCATAAGCCTTTACGGTGTTGTAAATATTGGCAAACATCTGCGTGGATGCCTCGTGTGTGGAATATCCATCTCCTTTTTCAAGGTCGATATCAATTCCGTCACACCAAGAATATTTTCCCATAATTCTTATAATCTCAGAAAGAAATTTATCCTGCGCACCGTTGGTGTTATCACGCAGAGCCTTAAAAATACTGTTACTGCCATCGTTTGCCACCGTAAGCAGCCATTTGATATGTGGCCACTTGTTGATGTAAGTAAGCATATTTGAAATGGCAACCCCGGATTCGTAAATCTCACCTGTTGCCTTTACCTTAAAAGAAAAAAGACCAATCTGACTGATTCGGTCTCCATAATCCCTTAATGCCTGATACATTCGGGTGTTTCCCATGAATGTCCACACCATTACTTCCCTTCCATCAAGTGTATTCATTAAAAACGCTCACCTCCATCGTTCATCTCCTGTAACTCAAACAATACTCTTGCAGACTTTCCTTTCTCCACCTTTACAATGTGTTTGGAGTCCCATGCTGCACTGTACTGATAAAACCCTTCTTTCTTTTCTGTCACACCATTTTTAAGACACTCTCTTTTGGATGCTAAAAGCTGTATCTCGTCACCCGCTTTCATCGCAGAGGGAAACCGTACCTTCTGACCGCCGACACCCTGTGCCAGTTCTATGGAATCAGATGCCATATCGGACTTTGGATATACACCAATATCCAGTCCAGCCGATGTGCCGCCGAGGTTACATACAATTACGGTTTCCTTGGAACGAACCACACCATTAAACCAGACTGGCATATCCTGACTCTTTACAAGCATTTTCTCTGTATGCGGTGCATATCCTGTAAGTGCTGAACCCTCCTGCAACTGAAGGTCAGTAAAATAGATCGTGCCGGAGCAGTCGGAAATGATAGGACTTACCGATACACTTACGACACGTTTATCCTGCTTTTTATTGATGACCTCTGCCAGTCGGATGAATGCAACATTACCCATCTAATGACCACTTAATCTCACAAGGGTGTCCTATCCACCCCGTTGCTACCGAACCACCCTGTAAAAGCAAATCAGTCACATACAAAGTGCCTGAACAGTTTGTTATGCACACTCTTACTGTGATGGATTTGATGCGTTCTCCATAGTTTTTTGGTGTGACCCTGGCAGATGTTGTTGAAAAATATGCCATGCTGCACCTCCATCAATATAAATCAACAAATCTTGTTTCTGTTGTTCCGTCCTCGTATTCAATCACTACTTCAATTCCCACTTGGGAACTGTCCGAGAGTTTCTTTAAGTTATCCGAACCAATCTGAGCAGACATCGTATAACTGGAACGGTTCGCAGGATACACAGTCTGTGACAGGCTCTTTGTCATACCGCTTACACCTTCTGCCTTAAAAGATGCTGTACCACTTGCTCCATTCTCTCCGTCTGCCTCAAACCCGGAACTCACCCAATAAGCCAGTCCGTCATCGGCTCTGGAATTTCTAAGCAGATTAAAAGGTACCATTTCACGAATATCATCATTTGTGACCATACTCGTTCCTTCCAGCGTATCTGCTACCGTATCCCACTGCGTTGCTGACGAGCCTAAGTTCTTTAAGGTAGTCGACAGTTCAAGAACGGTATTCCAAGGCTCCTGTAAGTTATATTCCCTGCGGATAATTCGAGTGGTAATCGATAACCCAAGTTCTTTATCTTCCACTCTTACATAATCACCAAGTTCCCATGCCTCATGCTCATAGCCTGTTAAAACTGACAAGTCCATTGCATTTAACACATACGAAACCGAAGGCTTACAGTATTCAGCCAGTCTCATATTCGTATATTCAAGCATCTGATAGGGATTGGTAAAAGAAGAACAGTCAAGTGTGGTAATTCGGATATCCTTTGTAAAAGAGAAATCTTCCACGTAAGGCTTGCCGCCATTGATGTCTGCAAAGGTAAGTCCTTCTGCACCTACCGCATAAAGCCTTGTTACAAGACTTCTGGTATCCACCACTCGCTTAATGCTCTTCATGTTCTTTTTATAAGCAAATAAAGCACCACTGTCTTTTCCGTTTACAGTAAGAAGATGTACCAGACGGTTTGGACAGTCAAATACCAGATCACCGCCATGCAAATCAGCGATACTTCGCAAAATGGAAAGGGCATTCTTTTCTTTGCTCGTCCATGTTCTTTTGGTTCTAACCTCCACCGTACCAACACTCCACTCTGTGTCTTTAAGAGCGTACTGCATTGCCACTTCCGGGAGTTCTGCATCAAAGGATTTCTCTTCTTTTCTCTCCGAAAAAGTCAAATCATAAAACTCTGCCTCTGCATACACTTCCGTAACTGTAGAACCGTCTGCAGCTTTCGTATCTGTAAGGGTTCTGACCTTATAGACATCATCTACAATCTGTATTTTCTTCTCACTGTCAATAAAGTTTCGTTTTGCATCACGATATGGAATCTTAAAGGTAAGTGTATCTTCTCCATTCACTTCTCCTGTAACAATAATGTCATAGGCGTTTTCAAGAACCGACTCCCATGCTCCATTACTGTCCAAAACCACAGGACGGGCATAACCAATCTTTCCATAAGGTGCTTTTGGAATATCATACAGTCTGATATCCACCACCTTTGGTGTTTTGGAAGTATCCGTGGTAGAAAGCGTCATACGAAAACGAATGAACTCTCTGTTTGGAGACTGTAACCTTCCATCCGAAGATACCGCCACCCAGTAACTCCACTCCGTCATATCATCACTTGTGGATGTTTCAAAATTAGAAACAGCGGTCGTACCAACCACATACTCACTTGTGATGGACACCTTTCCTGTTCCGGAAAGATTACATCTTGCTGCAGCAGAGGTAAAGACAGCCTCTGACGGATACACACCGTTTACTGCTCGTAACGTAACAATACCCGGAACTGTGGTCGCATCTATCTGTCCCGATGTATCTCCACCATTTGCGAAACAGGCCGACTTAAAGTAATCCACCAAATCATCGGCAGTCAGTTTGGAATCACAGTCCAAAAACCAGTCATCCAATCCACCTGCATACCAATAAGACATGGAGTGCATTCCCCAAATAAGGTCTGCCGTACAACTTCTGTTTAACTCTCCTGTGATTTCCAAATCTTCGGAAACCCACGCTTCCCCCGTCTCTTTATCTCCTACAACCACCCATGCTTTTTTGCTGTCTGGCTCAATCACAGACGCAATAAAATACCACTTTCCGTTTGTAAAAGAAATGGTAGGTGCTACCGATTTATCCAAAATCAAAGTCCCCGATGAATTGTAAAGCATCAGTCTTGGCTTTCCTCTTATCAAGGAAAGGTAAAAAATCGGATTCCCCGGTCCATAACGAGTGTTAAGGATTGGTGTATATGTGTTGCCGATGGAATAGGTTGTCGGCTGCATCCAGCCACCACAGATAATACGCATTCCAATATTGGAAAACAAAGAACCGTCATTAGTTACCTTAAGGTAGGTCTGCTCTGTGGCTGGATTGTTTATGTTCATTCGAAAGTAATTACCAAAAATGCCAGCTCGAAGGGATGCCGTAGTTCCCGACCACTTATTGATGTATGCATTCCTTCCCATACCGGATGAATCGGCAAGTTCCGTATTGCCATCTGGTGCAATCTCATTGAAACGCCATACACCACCTTTTGCATATTCAGATGGAAACTCGCCCGTAAAATCGGACTGTTTGTTCAATATCATTTTTAACGCCATATCCTACCTCCATCTGCTCTTTGCCTGAATATCAAGACTTGTAAATGTGGCATTCTTTACAGAAATGTTAATGCTGTTATTCCCTACAAAAAGGGATGTAAAGTTTAATTCCTGTAAGTACGGAAGTCCGTTTCTTACAATCACGCCATTCTCATCCTCCACATAGGCTGTCAGCTTATCTGTATCCACCACTAAGGTTTCTCCCTCGTTAAGCGTTGCATTTATAATCTTTAACTCCTGTCCGTTGGTTGTGATACTGATATAATTACTTACACCAGGCTCTAATACACCCTTGATTCTATAAACAGGGTTGGAATCCACATTTCCTTTTTCTCTTCGAATTCCGTGTGTTCCGGTCGAATCAATGAAAAACGTCTCATCATTTACCGCATAACCAAATGGATCGGGACAAAAGAACTTCAAAGAAAAATGCCCTGCTGAACGGAGCAGTCTTTCACAATCCACTTTTTCATCGATTCTTGCCATAAAGTAGCGGTCTGGAACATCATCCAAAATCAGCTCACCCAAACCATCTGTCGGGTCAAGCCAAAGTGCAATATCATCCAAAAGATGAATCAACTCTAAAAAGCTGCCTTTTGGAAAGATACTGCACTCCATTTTTATTTCTCTTGCATCAAGGTCTGCACCAAAGTCAGCCACTCCGTATTTCCCCGGAACTGTGGTTGTGTAGTTTCTAAGCTGACCACTTACCTGCCAGGAGGTAAGTCTTGCTTTTACACCCATATCCTTTGATGAAACACTATTGAATAAAAAACCCACACAACCACCTCCTTATGCTGTTGAAAAGCGTCCCTGTGCACGGGAGCCTGTCTGAATCAGGTTATATAATTCCTGTGAAATCTTACGGATATCTTCTTCACTTCTGACAATCATCTGTGAAATGGAAATAAGGGAACCATAAGAAGTTCCACCACCCACACCATTCATGCCGTTTGCAACCGAAGCCACCGTAGCATTGGCATCAAGATTAAAGTTACTTGGAACTGCAGACTGCATATCTCCTGCAAGTCCGTCCATTACATCCATAATGCCTTTATTCATATCCTCTGCCGCTGTAATCGCAGATTTGGCTGTATCCCCGATACCTCCTGCCAAACCTTCTGTAAGCATTTCTCCGACCCAAGCCATCTCTCTTGATGGAGAATGGATACCAAAGAAACTTTTAATCTTACTCATAAGGTTCGAACAGAATCCGCTGATTTTACCCCACAACCATGAGGTTGCATCACTAATACCGTTCCAGATACCCTTGATAAGGTTTAAGCCGACCGATGCCATCTGTGATACACCGCTTGCAAAGCCTTTTACAATCGCAGAAATAATCTGTGGTACGGCTTTTACAATGGCAACAATAATCTGTGGCAGGTTCTTAATTAAAGCCACTAAAAGCTGAACCCCTGCCATAATAATCTTGTCGATATTTCCAATCAGTGCATTTACAATGCTTGTGATAATCTTTGGAATGGCATCCACAATCGTTGTAATAATCGTAGGAAGGCTTTCTACCAAAGAAATCAACAGCTTAATTCCTGCGTCAATGATAAGTGGAATTGCCTCGATGACGGCTGTGATAATTCCATCAATAATCTGTGGAATTACTGTCACAATCGTTGTAATGATTTGTGGCAGTGCCGTAACAAGAGAAGTTAAAAGCTGTATTCCTGCCTCGATAATCTGCGGGATTGCTGCAACGATAAATTCCACAATGGATGTAATTATCTGTGGCAATGCCTCAAGTAAAACCGGGATTGCATCGATAATGCCCTGTGCCAGTCCCATCACAAGCTGTAAGGCTGCATCAAGGAGCATTGGCAGGTTATCAATCAGACTCTGCACAATCGTTACAAGTGCCTGGACTGCGGCAGGAATCAAAGTAGGCAATGCCTCTGCTATTCCCTGTACCAAAGTCGAAATCATTTGAATGGCTGCATCAATAAGAAGTGGCAGATTTTCTATAATCGCATTCACAATCGTAATGACTGCTTCTACTGCCGCCGGAACCAAAGTCGGAATCAACTGCAGTAAGGTATTAAGCACCTGTGAAAATAAATCGGTTACCGTAGAAAGCAAAGTCGGAAGTAACTGTGCGATTGCCTCAAGTAATGCTCCCGTTACGGTTGGAAGTGCGGATACAATGTTTTCTATGACAGGAGTAATGTTTGCCACCACGTCTTGGAAAGCATCCACCACGTTATTGCATAACATCGTCATGTCTGCATCTGCTCTGCCAAAACCAATTACAAGGTTCTGGACTGCTGACTGCATGGAACTGATAGAACCTGCAATCGTATGCTCTGCTTCTTTTGCCGTTGTTCCGGTAATGCCCATACTGTCCTGAATGACATGAATGGCATCCACAATGTCGGCATAACTGTCAATGTTATACTCGATACCGCTGATTGCCTTTGCATCTGCAAGCAATCGTTCCATTTCGGTCTTTGTCCCTCCGTACCCCAATTTCAGATTATCCAAAAGTGTGAACTGACCTTTGGCAAATCCTGCATATGCATTTTTGATGCTCTCCATAGAAGAACCCATCTTATTGGCGTTATCACTCATATCCGTGATAGCCATATCCGCATATTCAGCCGCCTTTTCTGTATCTCCACCGAGGGATGATATTAAGGATGCAGAGAAACCTGTGACCGTTTCCATATATTCATTGGCAGACATACCTGCTGTTTTATATGCATTGGCAGCGTAGTTTTGTAGTTTGCCCGATGACTCCTTAAACAGAGTATCTACACCACCGACAAGCTGTTCATAGTCTGCATACGCAGCCACTACTTCTTTTCCAAGACTAATGGCAGCCGCCCCAGCCGCCGCCACAACTGTTCCCATAGCAACACCGATACCTTTTAGGGTAGCACCCAAAGCCTTAAACTTATTCTCAGATTTATCCGCCTCGTCCCCGGCTTCTTTGATTTCATCTCCCATATCGTCTGCCGAATCGGAAACTTCGTCCATTCTACGGTCCATGTCTTTTAAGGCATCTTCCGCATCATCGTAGTGTGTATTGGCAGTTTCCAAGGCTGAATTATTGGCTTTGAGTTCTTTCTCCATCGCAATAAGTGATGCCTCTGCATTGTTAAGCTGAATCTGCCAGTTCTGTGTTCGTCTGTCCGTTTCTCCAAAGGATGTGGATGCATTCTGGAGGGCAGACCTTAATGTTTCAATCTTGCTCTTTTGTGCATCGATTTCCTTGTTTAAGACTTTGTTTCTTGCAGCCATAGCCTCAACGGAATTGTCGTTTTTGTCGAATTGTGCCGATACCAGTTTCATTTCTGAACCTAATACCTTAAACGACTGATTGATTTCTGTGAGGGCTTTCTTAAACTCCTTCTCCCCTTCGACACCAATCTTCAGACCAAAATTATCAGCCATGTGTCTTTACCTCCTTCCTGCTAAATTCCATAAGGAATTACATCGTCAATGGATAATTCCTGTCTTGGTTTGGAGATGCCGTTATACTGTTTGTGGCATTCCCATAAATCCATAAATAAACCAAAAGGCATCAGCCAGAACTCATCCTGTGACAGATGAAGCTGACCGATGCCGTAATATAAAAGCCGGGTAAACAACTCTTCGTCGCTTACTCGGCCACTATGTTTTTTCCTTCTGGTTCACTTTCCACGTTACGCTTTGTTCCCTTATACATAGCGTCCATGATGGCATCCTTATAGTCCGTAAGTTCCATAGGGGATGTGAGAAGTTCCACTTCATCTGCTGTAAGTTCCGGTTTCTTCTCGTTTGGATTCTTAAGGTTGTGAATAAGGATAGGCTGATTACATAAAAGTGTAATAAGCCAAATAATCTCATCGAGAGCCATCTCAAAGTTCTCCGACTTCATGAGCTTCTCTCCAAGGTTCTCTAACCCACCGTATCTTCCTGCGATTTCCTTTGTCGCACGGGTAGTAAGGAGCATTTCATACTCTGTACCACCAATATTTACAACTGCTGTTCTTTCATCCATTTCTGATACCCTCCACTAATTGCTCTGCTGCTGTGTTGTTGTATAGGTAGGCTCATATACATCATCGTACCAGCTCTTGATAACAGATGCTGTTACGCCAGTATCGTCTTCCGATACCTCTGCCTTCCAAGGATGCTTGCCAAGACCGTCCACCTTGTTTCTTCGAAGAACCGTTCCTTCGATAGATGGGGTTGAAAACTCAATGCTCTCACCCTTTGTGGTAAGGTTTGTCGCAGGGATACCGAATTTTACACGGTATAACCAGAAGTAACGGTACTTTCCGTTTGCTTTCTTTGCTCTAAAGCCAATCGCAACAGGTGTTCCACCGTCTTCGGATGTAGAAATCAATACATGATTCTTATCAATGGTTGCTCCTGTAAGGTCACCTGCCACGGATGCACCAATGTCATCAATACCAAGTGTAAGTGTTCCGCTCTGGAACTCTTTTACGATTTCTGCAGCACCGTCATCGGCATACAGCGTAGCCTCTGCAAGTTCCACGGATAACTCCGCTGACATAGCCTTTGCTAAAGACACAGGAGTTGCATAGGTTTCGTTGCCGTCTGCATCTTCTGTGATTTTTGAATAAAATAATTTATCAAGACCAATCGTAGCCATATTCAATCCTCCATTTCATAATGCTTTGCCACATCAATGGCATAATGATGAAAGCCTGTATCGTTTTCATGACCGATGTATCTTCCATCTGTAATTGTGAAATCCCTACTAAGTAGTTCTTTCTTAAGTTTCTTCTTGTGTGTGGTGTAATTCCCTTTCACAAATAAAGACAGCCTTGCCTCTTCCACTTCAATCCCCGGAAGATTGTCTGCATGGAGTTTTAAGGACTCACTCATTGGAGTAACCACAACATATTCATTGGGTGCTTTTCCTTTGAATGTCCCTGTTTCCACAGGCAGACCACAGGCTGTTACCACACTTTTAATCTCTGATAATAAACTCATACCCGCTTTATCTCCTCTTCCAGTTTTTCTTTCATGGCACTTATGGCGGCTGATTTACTGGCACTTTTCGCAGGTTTCATAAAAGGTTTTGCAGGCTGTCCACTCTTTCCGTATTCAAGAATGGAAGCAAGCATGGCATTGCTCTCACCATCCGGACGTGGTTCTGAAAATCCCACCTTGATGTTGAAATCGCCATTCTTATCCTGCATAGGCTGTGAAGTTCCCAGTGCATCCAAAAGCTGTCCTGTACTTCTGGACTCGTACTTGGTGTCTTTCCCAACTACCGCCTCTAACTTGGAACGAACCTTTGCCTCCACCACTTCTGCCCCTGCCTCCAGAACTTTTGGCAAGATGACATCCGTTTTCTCCCCAAGCCTTGATACCTTCAAAAGAAAGTCATCCGGCATTTTCCAGGATACTTTAGCCACTGCTTACCACCTCCTGCACAAGTGCCTCCAAATACATCCCTCGTCCCTTTACGTTCTCGATGGATGTAATTTCAAATTCCTGATCACCGCAGATAATCTTCATGTCCGTTGTCACACACACATTGGGAATCACACGAAAACGAAACAACTCCGTAGCCGTAGAAAATACTGCTACATTTGCCCATTTCTCACTTCCGTGTCTCCCTTCCCGGTATGCCCGGACAGATGCGATGACTACATCTTTTTCAACAGAAAAGCCTTCATCATCCGTTGTGAATTGTTTCTCCACAATGTCGATAAAGGCTGTCATTTTTCCAAAACTCATATCACACCTTCCATTCCCGATCCAATCGAAGAAGAAGGTTTACTGTGTTCCATACCTGCTGTCCTGCTTGCACATTGTCAGCAAAAAAGCCGCCTGTCGAACCATCCCTGCTTTCATAGAAATGGCTCGCAAGCATAATCACCGCCTGCTCTGTTGTGGCAGGCATTGCATTCTTTGTATAGAAACCTTCATCCAAATGCTGATAACTCTCTGCATAGGCTTTGGCAGCAGTTATGAACTGCTCCAAAAGAGTATCATCTGCGGAATGCTCCAATATCAGATTGGTTTTAACCTTTTCAAGCAATTCACTCACTATCTGCACCCCCTGTCTTATTCAGACTTAAGTTTCAAAATCTGTACTGCTTCCGGAAGGATTAACTTTCCATCCACACGCTCTTTTGCAACGTAACCAATCATGCCGTTACCTGCAAAGAGTTCACGAAGTTCTGCAAAAGAACGGGAACCTCTATCACCGATGTTGTAGTAGCTGTAATCACCAAATGCGATTGCATCTTCCGGTGCATAAGCAGATGTGTGTACAGGATATCCGAGCAATCTATCAGGTTCTCCTGCCTGATAAGACTGTTGCCAGATATATCCACCGTTGTTATCTTTTAATTTCTTAATAGCTGCAAGGTTCTTGTCGTTGATGATGAAAGATGCATTCTTTCTATACGGACGCTTAAGAGCATATACAAGGCTAATCAAGTCATCTGATTTTAATGCCGCTGTAAGTGTCTCAGCTACAGTACCGCCACCATTTTCTGCGAAAAGACCAAGTGGTCTGCCAACACCATCACCATTAAGGAATGCATCCTCTTCGGCATTTGCAAGTGCCTTACCGAACTGTTCGATAATGTACTTCTCAAGATTGAATGCACTATCGTATAAAAGTTCTTCTGTTACTTTGATTGCAACATGAAGTTTGTGTGCATCCAAAAGAATCTGGTCGAATGTAGCATCACCAAAAGTTAAAGCGCCACCTTCTTCAATCCAAGATGCCGCTGGTTTTGTTGCTGCGATGTTAATTTTGTGCTGACCGCTTGTGGTAATGATGTGACCAAGTTTTCTCATGATGTTTTCTTCTCTAAGTACATCAATCATTCTTCCGTCATATTCATCCGGCACTAAATAGCCACCTTCTGCATCGATACCTTCCTGTAATACGTTATTTACACGCTTAAAGTTGGAGCGTAATGCATCAAGCATAGCGTCCTTATACTCGTTAGATGCCTTTCCTGTCTTTTTATCCTCTGCGCCAACTTTTGCCATACCAGGCTTTGATGTAAGAGGTGTGTTTACAGGCTTATTAAGTTCAGCCTCCATCTGTTCCTGACGTTCCATACGTCTGATTTCATTGCTTAATGCATTGATTTCCTCTTCCATTCTGTTATAAACAGCATCGTCTTCTGCATTAAGAGTACCTTTGTCGGTACGGTGTGATTCCAAGAATGCCTTTGCAGCATCATACGCAGTTTTGCGTTTTTCTCTCAACTCTAAAATAGTCATGATTAAATCCTCCTAAATATAATTTTTGATAATCTCAAGACGCTCCAAAAGAGCATCCACGTTACGTTCTTTGGTTTCTTGTGCAGGGATTTCTGCCTGCTTTGTCACAGTTTCCTTCTGCTTTCCGAACTTCGCAGTAATCTTGTTCTGCAAAGCGTTATTTACGGCTCTGCTTGAGAACATCACAGCATCTGTCACTTCCTGATCATTCGCATTCTGGTTTTCTGCTACACCGCTTTCACGGTTTAACACACCATCTGCAAATCCAAGTTCCACCGCCTTATTGGCATTCATCCATGTTTCTGAATCCATAAGGTGTGACAGTTTTGCTCTTGAAAGACCCGTCTTTAACACGTAAGCGTTAATGATGGACTCCTTAACCTCGGCAAGCATATCAATGGCTTTCTGCATCTCTGCATGGTCTCCCATAGCAATAGTCATAGGATTGTGAATCATAAGCATGGAAACAGGTGACATAAGCACTTCTGTTCCTGCCATAGCAATCACCGATGCTGCACTTGCTGCAATACCGTCAATCTTGACTGTGACCTTGCCTTTGTAATTGGAAAGCATATTGTAGATTTGCGCTGCCGCTACGCAATCACCGCCCGGACTGTTAATCCACACCGTGATATCACCGTCTCCTGCGTTCAGTTCGTCTTTGAAAAGCTGTGGTGTGACATCGTCATCGAACCAGCTTTCTTCTGCGATTGTTCCGTTCAGAAACAGCGTTCTCTCCATCTGTGTGTTCTCCGTCTGTGTCTGATTCTTCCAATTCCAGAACTTCTTCATGGTTTTCCTCCTCTCCACCTTCCGAGCCTTTTGCAAATAAACCTGCATCCTGTAACTTGGTCATGTTTCCATTGATGAGATATAAATCCCCACCAAGTTCTGCAGGTATCTTGTCGAGGTCTTCCAGCTCACGGATGTCGTTTGCACTTAACCAACCATTCTGCCTGCCCACCGCATAGCCGTTCATACGGCTTTGGTAGTCACCTCGAAGAAGCCCGTCCATGTTAAATTTGATAAAATACTTCTTTTTTTCCTGAGCAGACAGTAAAGCACGAACCATAGCCTGTTCCCATCTACAAATCCAAGGGTCAAGTGTGTATTTCACAAACTCCAGACTCTGCTGCTCGATATTAGAAAAGCTCGACTTCTCAAGGTCTCCGACCATATGTGGTGGGACTCTGAAAATTCGAGCAATTTCATTGATTTGGAATTTCCTCGTTTCGAGGAACTGTGCCTGTTCCGGACTAATGGAAATCGGTGTATACTTCATTCCTTCTTCCAAAACGGCCACCTTATTTGCATTGGAACTTCCCCCAAAGGTCTGTGTCCAACTTTCCCTTACTCTGGAAGGGTCTTTGATTGTTCCCGGATGCTCCAGTACACCACTTGGTGCGGCACCGTTAGCAAAGAACTTGGCTCCATATTCCTCACAGGCAATTGCCATACCGATAGCATTCTTAGCCATCGCAATAGGACTATAACCTACGAGTCCGTCAAAGCCTAACCCCGGAATATGCAACACATCTGTTGATTTCAGAACAACTGTCTGCCCCTTCATCGTCTGTGCATCATCCGAAGTCATCTGATATTGATAGTAGATTTTTCCCTTATCATCCCTGTCCACTGTCATTCTATCCGGCATTAAAGGATAAAGTGCTATGACTTCCCCCTTGCCGTTTCTGATGATCTGGGCATATGCATTTCCCCAAAGGAGCAGATGAGTCATCAGCACCTCACGGAACGTATAGGATGACATTTCAGGGTTCGGTTCGTCGTGCAATAAAAAATACAGAGGATGGTCGGTAGCCTTTGCCTTGCTGCCGTCATCTCTGTACTCATAAAAATGAAGTGGAAGGCTTGCAACCGCCTCCGATAAAATACGGACACATGAATACACGGCCGTCATCTGCATTGCACTTCTCTCATTTACCCTTTTTCCACTGGTCGAATTGCCAAGGAAGAAGCTGTATGCACTTCCTGCTGTTCGGTTCGTGGGTTTGTCTCTCGACTTAAAAATACCTGTTAGTATTCCCATTTCAGATACCATTCCCTTCTATAAATTGATTAATACCTTCGCTAAAAACGATTAGCCCAATGAATAATAAAGTAATCATAGAACCTCTTTTCTGCATGAAAAAAGCACCTACCATTTCTGATAGATGCTCATAACTAATACATGATTTTATGCAATTACCGAATAACCTGGTGTGCGAACCAAGAATGTGTAATTATAGTTTTTCCAAACCCATGAAAGCATTCCTGAAACATGATGTCTATTTGCATTCGGAATTGATGCTACTATTGCTGTCATAACACTGGATATAAGCACTCTTGTATCAATTCCATTCGGATGCTGATTTATTATTGTTACCAATTCGTTCTCTACAGTTCTCTTTTCATTTCTTGTCAATCTCATACACATTATCCTTTCCTAATTCGATATGTTGCTCTTCTTCCATCTGGTGTCATTCCTGCATATTCAACAGAATCAGATGTCTTTAAGTGATTAAAAAAACGTTTACCAAACACTCCTGTCATCCTAGGATTTAACTCTTCCCATTCTTCTTCGTAGATATCTGGTAAAGTAAATGGTTCGTCATCTTCTGCAAATTTCTCTAATGCTCTTCTTTCAGCTTCCTCTGGTGTAAACTTTGATGGACTCTTAATACCAAACACTTTATATCTGATATAATCCTGCAAACTCAGATTTTCGTCCTTAGCTAATTTAGCCAGTATCTTTTCCTCTTCTTCTGTAAGTGATAATTTTAATATTGGCATTCTAACACCCCTTTCTGCACCTTGTGCCAACCTGTAATTGTATTATACACACCTTGGCACAAGGTGTCAAGCACATTTTTACACTTTGGCACAAAGTGTTTGTTAGAATACCAAAAGACCTCTTGTGTCATACACGCTCTCGCTTGTATCGTTCCCACAACGGATTGCTCTATCAAGTGCCATAATTGTTGCAATGGCACCGTCAATCTTCTCTGTGGACTTGGCTTTGTCAGCTTTGATGTTTCCTGCCGGGTCTTGTCTAATATAAATATTATCCATGTTCCATCTAAGGACTGGATGACCACTGTGTGCTAATTTCTTCTCAAGGGTCAGTTTCATCAATTCCTTAGTTGGTGGAGACATGGATGCAAATCCCTGCCCCATAGGAACTACTGTAAATCCCATACCCTCAAGGTTCTGTACCATCTGCACTGCTCCCCAACGGTCGAATGCAATCTCACGGATATTGAACCTCTCACCCAACTTCTCTATAAACTTCTCTATGTAGCCATAGTGGACTACATTTCCCTCCGTAGTCTGCAGGTAGCCCTGTCTTTCCCAAACATCATAGGGAACGTGGTCTCTTCGGACTCGCAAGTCCAAGGTTTCTTCCGGCACCCAAAAGTACGGTAGAATGATGTATTTATCATCTTCATCCAATGGCGGAAAAACAAGCACAAAAGAAGTAAGGTCAGTGGTACTCGATAAGTCCAAGCCACCATAACAAACTCGACCTTCCAGATCTTCTTCATCGATATGAGACACACACGCATCCCACTTATCCATTGGCATCCAACGGACTGCCTGCTTTACCCATTGATTCAGACGAAGCTGTCTGAACGCATTCTCTTCTCCCGGATTCTGCTTTGCACTATCACAAGCTGCTTGAACCTTATCAATACCAATTGTGATATCAAGGCTTGGATTTGCTTTTCTCCACACCTTTGGGTCTGTCCAGTCATCTTCCGGGTCTGCACCATAAATTACAGGATAGAAGGTAGGGTCTACTTTTCTCCCTTCAATAATATCCACGGCCTTTTGGTGCAATTCATAACAGATACTGTTCGTATCATTTCCGGCTGTGGTAATGATAAAGTGCAGTGGGTTTCTTCTGGCATCTGATGTACCAACTGTCATCATTTCAAAGAACTTTCTATCCTTCTGAACCCAAAGTTCATCGAATACCAGCGCACTGATATTTACACCCGATTTACCACCAACTTCACTTGACACTGCCTTATAAACACTGTTTGTGGGGCCAAAGTTGATTGCTTTTCTACTTGGTCTTAGGTCGCATCTTTTTTGCAGTGCCGGGCATAAACGAACCATGTCACACGCAACGTCAAAAACAAGCGAGGCTTGGTCTCTATCGGCAGCACAACCATATACTTCTGCTCTCTGCTCCCCATCCGCACACAGCATATACAGTGCAACGGCAGCGGCTAATTCTGATTTGCCGCACTTCTTAGGAACTTCGATATAGGCTGTGGTAAACTGTCTGTAGCCATCTGGTTTCAATGTTCCAAAAATATCTCTGATTATCTGCTCCTGCCAATCGATAAGTTCAAAAGGCTGATTGTAGAACTCACCCTTTGTATGCTTAAGCTGTTCGATAAAGGCAACCACAAAATCTGCCGCCTCCTTATCATAGATGGAGTTCTTTGCCTTAAACTTGGTAGGAACATACTTTTTAAGTTTTCTCAATTCTCCACCTCCAAAAATGGACAGCAAAAAAGACCCCTTTCGGAGTCTTAATGCAAATCTGTTTTCTTTATTCTTTAATGGCTACAAAGCCGAACTGGTTGAATAATCCGTGAGGATCGATTTGGTAAATCTCCCAACCGTCCATCTTTCCAATGTATTTCTCTCCTCCAAGGAGTCCTGCAACTTTTAATGCATGGCATCTTGTGTTGTTGTAAGAAAAAATGATTTCGTTTGTCATGGCGTTTAGCCTCCTTCGTTTTCGTTATGTGTACATTACCGTACTTTCACACATATTGGAATACGATTACTCACCAGAGTTGTTGCCACTAATTTGTGTATATTACAATCCGCGCTGTTCGCACTGATGAATTGTCTGAATGATGGAATCCTGCTCTTCCTTGGAAACTCCTATGCTTTCAAGAGCCTCTCTCGTGCCACAGTCGGGGCAAATTGCCGTTTTACCATCCTTCCTTGAAGTAGCAGGCACTCCTCGGTATGAATTGCCACAGAAAGGGCAAATCTGAATTCGTGTAATGTTGGTAGTTTTCATTATATTCCAAGCTCCTTTCTGCTTTTTCTGATTGCCTTCATAAGAAGGCTCTGGTCAAACTTAAAGGTGTTATATCCTGTGATGCAGGTCTGCACATAATTCCATGTCGGAATTCCAAGCTGTCTGTCCTCGTGCATGATGTAAACAAATGCGTCTCGCAATCGTTCTTTTCCAGTTTTAATTCCCTTTACCACAATCTGCATTTCCTTTTTGTAATAAAAGGTTGGGAATCCTTCGTATCGGTCAAGGGCTACCTCATCGTCCTCTTCCACCGACCAAACGGCAACGGGTACTTTCTCCCCTTCCTTTGGTTCAATCGTAAGGTAAGAACCGGACTTGCTACCCTTAAATAAAAGTTCGTAATCTTCAATAACTGCTGTTCCAACCACCCTTGCTGTTGGGCATCGGAATCTCATCTGTGCTACATTCAAATTGCTGCCATAGGCTAAATAATATCGTTTCATTTGCTTTCCTTCCTTTCTTGGGTTATACCCTTCTACCACCTTAAGACCGCCGTGGCGGTCAAAGGAAGGCTTGTGGCTATTCTCTTCAAGCCACTCGGCCTCTTCGGAAAGCTGTGTCTCCTTCTAATCTCTTTGTGTAAAGGTCTCTTGCTGTTTTGAATTCGTCTCCGATGAATCCAAGTCTTAAAAGCCAAGTTCTCATTGCGTACTTTGGATTTTCAGTCTGCTGTGGTTTTGCACTTGCTGACCTTACTTCCTTTGCCAATTGGCTAAGTGCAAGGCAAAGCTGAATGTAGCTTTTAAGCTGTCCTGCGTGTAAGCCGTTCTGCTTTCCGTCTGCAGGTGCGTCAAATTGAAAAAGTCTGAACTCAACCGTTCCCTTTGTGAAGGTTGCGTGTAGGTTAAGCATATGGTATCGGCTGTCGTTGTAATGCTGGTTTCTGCCGTAGCTTGCTCCGTGGCTTGTGTACCAAATGTCCGCCAATTTTGCCATCGTGTTAGGCTTTCTTCTGTTGACCTCTTCTAAAAATCTTGGGTCAACCGTTCTGCAGTATCGGTTCATTCTTCTTCGGTCAAGTTTTAAGGCATCCGCTAAAAGTTCTTCGTGGCTTGCCATAATGTTGGCAAGGTTTCTGAGGCTCTTTGCCGTGTGTCCGTTTGCTCCGATGTGAATGTGTACCCCGCATCCTCTTGTGGCATCGCTCTTTGCCCCGGCTTTTCGAAGGATTCGGATAAGTTCCTGCAAGGTTTCCATATCCTCGTATTTAAGAATCGGTGTTACCAGTTCGCATTTCTCACTGTCAGGTCCCGCAATGCTGACATCCTTTTGGAATTTCCATTCTCTTCCCTGTTCGTCCCAAGCTGACCAAGTGTAGTATCCGTTGCGTCCGGCTGTGTTTTCAAATCGGCCTGTTCCAAAAAACTTGGCTGCAAGCTTTGCTGCCTTGTCTCTTGTAATGTTGTTCATCTCGACCTCAACTCCGATTGTCTGCTTTTTCATTTCTGCTATCTGATTCGCCATTTTTTCGTTCATGCTTTGACCTCCGTCTTATGTGTATTTCCCTTTCGGTGTACACATATTCCCGTACTATCGCACATATAGCAATACGACTACTACACAAATATACACACCGATATTTGTGTAGATTATGGCATCTTATTCCTCGATTTTTCTGCAGGAATCTTCGCCATAAACCACATTCAGTCTGCTTCCGTTATCCCAAGAAACCATAATGGATGCCGTATCATCGACACCCCTTACCGTTCCCTTTGTTCCAATCGGTGGTGCTTGGAAATCATCCATCTGCACCAGCTCCACTCTTGTACCTACTGGATATTCTTTTCTAACCTGTTCTACAATTTCTCTGCTTGGAAATCTCATGCTTCCTGCTCCTCCTTTTTCGTTTTGAATGCCGATGAACCATCAAGGTTCTCAAGTAAAATTTTTCTGTCAGCCTTAAATTCATCACCGATGAATCCAAGTCTCAAAAGGAAACAGCGGAATGCGTATTTCTCATTTTCATCTTCTCTTGGTTTTGCCGTGATTCTCTTTTGATTCTTTGCCATCTCACAAATGGCTGTAATGAACTTTGTGTATGTTTCCACCTTTTGCGGATCCAATTCCGAAAACCAAGGAAACTCTATTTTGTCATCCATTACATGAATCATGAGGCTCTGCTTTTTGAATGCACTGCTAAACAATCTCCCCTTGCTCTCAAGGATTCTAAAAAGATTGTCGATTGCCTCCTCCGTAAAACCATCCTTTGTAACTGAAATCGTAAGGGCATCCGTTTCTTGGTTTTCATCCCACTCTGTAGGGGAGTTGCCTGTTTCCATCACACAAGCATCAACCACTCTGCTGCTCTTTTCAATTCCGGCTGGGTCTGCATCGTTTAAGTCTTCCCATGAAAGCGTGCCATCCTTTTCAACCTTAAACATATCAATCTGATATGCAAAAGAAGGGGCTCCAAGATACTTGGCTTTCATACCCAGTTCTTTTTCAATGGCTTTGACCATTTTCTTGCGGGCATCCCCGCTTACATTAAAATGTAATACCATGTTGCGTACCTCCTATTCTTTTGGTAGTACACATATTCCCGTACTATCGGTGTAATAGCAACGCATATTTCAGATAAAACGTGTAGAATACCACACGAATTATTCCTACACTATTTGTGCATAGTACATAGGGAATATGTGAAAAACGGAAGTGGAAAATACCACTCCCGTCTACTCATTTAAGGCTTACGCTTTTCTTAAAAGAATGCTACCAACATTTACCCATCTGCCGCCGTAGGTTAAGTCGATGAAACCACAGCCCTGGAAAGTATATGTCTTTCCTGCCGCAGTCTGTACCTTCTCAACAGCACAGTAGTTCATGTTCTTCTGTCCTCTTGTACAGTTTGAAGTTAACCATACATAAGAACCTGCAGGTAAGTCGCAACACTTAGAACCATCAGCATAATATGCTCTTGTTGCATACTGTACTTTACGCTTTCTTGTGTTAACCGCTACCCAAGAACTACCATTGGAAGCATAATCAGCAAAATCACCGAAGTTGCAACCCCAGTAGTCTTCTGTGAACACACCCATTGTCATGTTGTGATTTGCATCCAAGATTACTGCTGGTGCATCATTTCCTTCCCATCCTGTTCCCGGAACTGTACCTTCCACGAAACATTCATTATTTGTAATATATCCCAATCTCTTTGATGTGATTGCTGTACCAGCACCATTGTAATCATAAATTGGAATCTTCTTTCCAGACAGGTTTACCTGCCATCCACTACACGCCATACTTTTATCCTCCTAAATTAAACTATTATTTTTGCCTACTCACCTTTGGCATAATGATTTATGCCCGACAAAACGAACACCACATTTGGCAGGGCTACACCGTTACCCCACATCTTATATTCCGCAGAATCGGAATGTGGATTCTTGAGCCATTTGATAATCTGGCTGTCTGTTTTCGGCTTTATCTTCTTGCCCATTGCTTTTGCATGGACAGAAAATACATCTCTCCACCAGGCAATTTCCTCTTTGGTTGGATTCTCTGTTTCCAGATCATCGCACCACCAGTCAGGAAATCCCTGCAATCTCGCACACTCTGTTGGAGTGAGCCTTCTAACGATATAATCTGTATCACCCTCGTCATTTACAATCGGAGGGTCTTTATAATCCGTAGCCACTAACGTGTTTGCAAGTTCTTCTTCTGCACTCGTAAAGAACGATGCTTTACTTGAACTGAAGGTTGGAACTGCTACAGCACTTGGTCCCTGTGCATTTAATGTAGAATTAACTCCATCATCCGTAATGCCCGGAACTCTCGCAAAATTCTGACCGCAGTTAAATGCCTCTCTGTCAATGGCATAAACAACTGCGTGTTTATCAACTGTATTTAATGTGAATGAGACATCCTGGCTGATTCCATCACCCTGTGGACCGTTCTCATTCTTTCTTCCAATCATAGACCCCTGTAAGGAAACAACAGCCATGCCGCCTTGGTTACAAGATGGATTACCACCGTTTGCATCAAGGCAACGAGCGGTATCTGCTTCGTAGAATCCGCTGTTCGGATTATCCGATTTCATGGAGTTGCTCTCCTTGGCACAAATCCCATACACCTTTGGTTGGAATAATGTCTGGTCATTGTTGCAGCTTAAGGTAGCTGATAAGTTCTCCTGAATAAGGGCACCTTTTCCACCGCCCTCGCAGCCACTTCTGATTTTGAGTGTCTTTGGTGTTTCAACCACAAAAGGCTGATTATTCCCACCCGTTCCATAAGTAGATGAAACCGTCTGTGCCACCTCTAAGGGACCTGTGTATCTTGTGTCCTGACTATGATTTTCAAACATCAAGCGGTCTGTGCCTGTTTCTCCAATGCCTTCTGAAGTATCTCCGGCAGTTGCTTTCCACGGACAGCCGCTCTTCGCAGAATACCCAGACACGCTTTCTGACTCAAATAATATTTTTCCTGCACACCCACCTGCAAAATCTGCGACAAGGTAGATACGCTTTCTTCGTTGGGGTACTCCCCAAAACTGTGCATCGAATAATCTCCATGCGACTGAGTAACCATCTCCCAAGATTTCTCCTGCATTTTCCCACTTTGAAGGTTTAGGAACAGACACTTGCTCGTCTTTGACTTTGCAGATTTCTTCGAGGACTGCACGGAAGTCTTCTCCTTTGTTACTGGAGAACGCTCCTGGGACATTTTCCCAGACGATAAATCTTGGATATTTTCCATTGGTTGCCTCCCTCATTTCTTTAATGATTCTGATTGCTTCATAAAAAAGACTTGAGCGTGAACCACCCAAGCCGTCTCTTTTCCCCGCAACGGACATATCCTGGCAGGGACTTCCGAAAGTTATGATATCTACGGGAGTAAGTCTACTACCATTTAAGGTAGTAATATCTCCCAAGTGTTCCATTTGAGGCAGTCTCTTTGTTGTGACACGAACAGGAAAAGGCTCAATCTCCGATGCCCACAAAGGGGTAATACCGGAAATCAAGCCTCCTAAAGGAAATCCCGCCGAGCCGTCAAACAGACTGCCAAGCGTTAAGTTATTATTCATCAATGCCCTCCACTTCTACAACCAAAGCAGAGTATGGAATCTGCTCTCCATCTCTGATGACATACACATTGTCAGCATCACCTGTGTCCTCCACATATCTGCGAAGAATCACGGATGCGTATTTTTCGTCAAGTTCCATCGTATGACAGATACGGTTGGTCTGCTCACAAGCCATAAGTGTTGACCCACTTCCACCAAAAGTATCTACTACAATGCCATTTGCCTGACTTGAATTACCGATAGGGTAAGCAAGCAAATCAAGTGGTTTCGAAGTTGGATGGTTCTTATTTCTCTTTGGCTTGTCGAAGTTCCAGATGGTTGTCTGGGAACGATCCGAATACCAAGGATGTTTTCCATTCTGCAAAAAGCCGTAAAGCACAGGTTCGTGCTGCCACTGATAATCAGAACGGCCAAGCACTAAGGAGTTCTTAACCCAAATGCAACAACCTGCCAAATGGAATCCGGCATCCTGAAAGGCTCTTCTGAAATTCAAGCCTTCTGTATCTGCGTGAAAAATATAAGCAGCTCCACCTTTTTCAAGATGTGCTGCCATGTTCTTAAATGCCTGTAAGAGGAAATTATAAAATTCCTCACCTTTGATACTGTCGTTTTGAATGGTAAGTCCATCGGAACTTGTAAAGGAAACACCGTATGGAGGGTCTGAAACAATTAGGTTTGCTTTCTTTCCATCCATAAGTGCCGCCACATCTTCTTCACTTGTGGCATCTCCACACATGAGTCTGTGTCTGCCCACCTGCCAGATGTCTCCTCTTTTTACAAAGGCAGCTTTTTCAAGTGCCTCATTCAAATCGAAATCATCATCTTCGACCTTGTCATCGTCCGAACCAAAGAGGTCTGCAATCTCCTGCTCCTCAAATCCGGTAAGTCCGATGTCAAAAGTCTCTGCCTGTAATGCTTCAATTTCAATACGCAAGAGTTCTTCATCCCAGCCTGCATCCTGTGCCATTCTGTTGTCGGCAATGATATATGCTTTCTTTTGTGCCGGGGTAAGATGGTCTGCTAAAACACACGGAACTTCCTCTATATGTTCTTCCTTGGCAGCCATCACTCTTCCGTGACCTGCTATAATATTGTACTCCCCATCAATGATGACAGGATTGATGAACCCGAACTCACGAAGCGATGCACGAAGTTTGTTTATCTGCTCTGCATTATGAGTGCGGGCATTATTCACATACGGTATCAATTTGTCAATTGATACAAGTTTCATTTCTGTCGTTGTCTGCATACTCCACCTCTAATACAATCCCCATTCGGCAAACTTCTCAAATCCACCGATGGAACGAATAAATGCTCTTGCTTCTTCTACGATATCTGCATAAGGAATGCCACCAATCATCACATCACCGATAGCACAGCAGATTTCCACAGGCTTTCCTGTTTTCTGAGCTTTTAAGAATGCATGGATATTTAAAGACACTTCTGCCTTCGACAAATCCTTACCGTGAAGTCCTCCACCTGTTACTGCATCAGCCATATCAGAGCCTAGCTTTCGATTGGTTGCACCGGTATCTACATCCGTGCCGCCAGTCCAGTCTCCAATAGGATTTACTTCTGCAAAGCTGTATTTCTGTTCTAATGCTTTTCTGTCTGCGTTACTCTGACAAATAATAAGTCGGCTGCCATCAAGGATGTATTTTCCATCGGTTGGATACTCCTCGTAAATCTCACGGGCAATTTCAGACAAAGTTCTCTGTTCCTTTGTAAGAGGCATTCCTTTGAAGATGCCGTTATCACCACAACGAACTTCAACCGACTGATTGTGTGAAAGATGTACATCCTGTGGAACAATCACAACATCTGTTTCTACTGCACCTGCAATACGCTTGATTGCCTGCTCCACCGCATCCTCATCAATAGTCGCTGTAGTTTCAATAATTACATGGCACACACCATGTCCAATTAAGACCTCAACGGCAATCTTCGGATTTTCTTCTGTTCCATAAGCCAAATCAACAATGGCTCCTGCTATTCTGTCTGCCACTTTGTCTGGGTGACATGGATTTACTTTTTCAATCATATTAAATTCCTTTCCTGGTTCGAAGGAGTCTCTCCATCACATCATCCTGTGGGGTTGCCCCCTGGAATTCTACGGAGCAGTTCTCCTTTACCACTTGAAAAATCTGATACCAGATCTGATTTACCTGTTTCATATACTGCTGCGACATCGCAACATACGGACTGGCTATTGCGTTTCCTGTGGTCGGATGCTTTGCAAGGAATCCAAATTCACTGATACATTCCTCACACTGTATCCAACGGGATACGCTCATCGCATACTGTTCAATCAGCTGAACATTGACGAGCCTTTCACAGCCTCTCTCCTTCAGCCAGTTCCAAGTTTCTGTATAAACCTCTGCCGCACAGAGGTCTTTGCCAGTCTTTTGTTTGGATGTTAAATATTCCTTGATTGGCGGAACATCCACTCCCGTGAATGTAGGCGGGTCTGGTAATGAAATAACGGTAGCTGGCTGACCGACACTCATTTTATCTACCAAAGCCTTGGACTTTCGTCCCGAACCTACACGGGCTCCGCCACGGTTTGTTCCGTCTTTTGCCATCGTGTACCTCACTTTCTAACGATTAGGGGTTTAATACCCTGTTTGATTTCCAATAGTTGTGCGTTTGACCCCGGCACCGTTACCCTAAACACTTTCATGTAGAGAAGTGACCGCCCCCTACCCTCCAGTCCGATGCCATCTGTCTCCTCGCTCTGCATGGATGCGTGAGTGACACGATTTGCACAAAGATATAAGGTTATCCCTCTCATGTGTTCCACCTTCTGCTAAAGGTTTGATGTGGTGTACTTCCTCAACCGGGACAAGCACTCCGTTCTCAAAACACTTCTCACAGAATGGGTGGGTCTTCACGTAGGAATCCCTTATCCTCTTCCACACTCGTCCGTACCTACGGCGTACAGCAGGGTCTCTGTCATACTTCTCGTAGCGTTTAGCTTCCTGCCTTTCGTGTTCCTCGCAGAACCTTCCATCAGTCAGCTTGGGACAACCGGGATGTGAACACGGACGCTTTGGTTTCCTTGGCATACTCTCACCTCCATCTCCATAGCAGGTGACGCAGGATGTAGATACACTGTTCAAAATAGCCTACCTTTCTGTATCCCACATTTTCCACCTCCTGTTTTTAGGCATAAAGAAAGCCCTCACAGTGGGGTTGCCACCATGAAGGCTTTGTGCGTTTATCCTTTTTTGCTGATTATACTATATCACTAAGGGCACTGTGAAAAACAGTGAAAAATAGTGAAATTTAGTGAAATCATGTGAAAAGGTTATGGTACTTGAACCATCTTTAATGCCTTACCGTGCAGTATGTGTACGTTGCGTACTGTGAAGTTCATCTCTGCAGCAATGTCCTCCCAGGACATAAAACACAGATAACGGAACTCCAATATCAGCTGACAGTCAATATCCTCGACCTTTTTAATGCATTGTGCTATTTGGTTCTTCAAATCAAGCAGTACATCCACTTCTTCCGATATTTCCTTCTCCATATCCATAATCTTAATAATGGCTTTCTCCATTCGGTCAGTATTGCGATTTGGACTACCCGGCATATCAGACAATGGCTGTGTGGTTGTCGTTGCCAGTTCACGAAGAACACTAAGCTGCTCTAACTTGGATTTTAACTGCTTATCAATGTGGAAAGCCTGTGAAAGGTACTCTTTTACATTCTTCATGGCTTATTCCTCCTTTTCCAATTGTGCAAGAAGTGACTTGCCGTCAATGGATGAGAAAATAGAGAAATGTGCCGATGTGAAAAAGCGTTCACATTCTGCTTTCATTCTAAGAGCTGCATCATTCTTACGATTTTTCTTAAGGGTCGTTTTTGCATCCCTGTAATCTTTGACCGCCTGCAGAACTACAGCATTTCCTAATTCTTCATATGGATCCTTTGCCATATTCGTCACCTCCGATTTTTAGTTCCCTCGGATTGACTCTGATTGTCTTAGATTGTCATTTTCTTAGGTCAGCCTTAACCGCATCGATTAAAGCAGCCTGTGTATTATCCTTAAGAGATAATGCTTTCATAATTCTTTCATCAATCGTTCCCTTGGAAATAAGGTGGACGATTTTTACTGTACTTGCCATCTGACCTTGTCTGTAAAGACGGGCATTTGTCTGTTGGTATAATTCCAACGACCATGTAATTCCAAACCATACAAGAGTCGAACCACCACTTTGGAGATTCAGTCCGTGTCCGGCTGATGCAGGATGCACGAGTGCAACAGGCAACTCTCCCTTATTCCATTTTTCAATGGATGCGTCAGAATCCAACTTCTCATACTGGACACCAAGACTGTTCAGTCTTTTTTCGATACGGATAAGGTCATGCTTGTACCAATAGGCAACCATAAGTGGCTGTCCGTTTGCCGCTTCGATAATATCCTCCAATGCATCGAGCTTCTTATCATGGAATTCCACGAAGGTTTCATCATCGGTATAAACTGCACCGTTAGCCATCTGTGTAAGTTTTCCTGAAAGGGATGCTGCATTGGAAGCTGTAATTTCTCCTCCCGGAAGATTTAAGACAAGGTCTTTTTTCATCTCTTCATAGGTATCCAGTTCCTTTTCTGAAAGGTACACAGGATACTCACTGCTGATGAGTTCCGGCATTTCCAAATAGTCGGATGCCTTCATGCTGATTGTAATATCATCAATCTTCTCGTAAATCTGCTGCTCCGCTCCCGGAAGAAGTTTATAGGAATACACAATAGGCCCATTCATTCTGTCCGGCTTGAAATAATTCAGTCGATACTGACCAATGAACCTACCAAGTCTTGCTCCCATATCAAGCACCTTAAATTCTGCAAACAAATCCATAAGACCGTTTGAGGATGGTGTTCCTGTAAGACCCACGATTCTTTTTACCATTGGTCTTACTTTCATAAGGGAACGAAATCTCTTTGACTGCCAGTTCTTAAAAGATGAAAGTTCATCAATCACAACCATATCATAGTCAAAAGGCTGTCCACTCTGTTCAATCAGCCACGGTACATTTTCACGGTTGATGATGTAGATATCTGCATCCTTTTGCAGTGCCTTTTTTCTCTGTGCTGCTGTTCCCACCACTATGGAATAACGAAGTCCCGTCAGATGCTCCCACTTCTCAATCTCCCCCGACCACGTATGCTTTGCCACACGCAAGGGTGCGATAATAAGAACCTTGGAAACCTCAAAGCTGTCATACATCAGTTCCATAATGGCTGTAAGGCAGATACTTGATTTGCCCATACCCATATCAAGCAATATTGCTGCTATGGGATTGTTCTTTATAAATTCAATACAGTACCTCTGGTACTTATGCGGATTGTATTTCATCAATCATTCCTCCAATCTGACTCTCGTTGTCCAAGACATACACACGAAATCCTAATCTGCGTAGCAGGCTGTGCCTTGACAGTTGTAAGGGTCTTGGCTTTTCTCCCGGAGCCTTTACTTCCACAAAGGCAAACTTCATCCCCGGCAGTAAGACAATGCGGTCGGGAACCCCATCAAATCCCGGTGACACCCACTTAGGACAAATGCCACCACGCTTTTTCACTTCCGTGATTAACTTCTTTTCTATCTGTTTTTCTCGCATCGCAACCCTCCATCAAATTTTGAAAAGTGAAGGTCGGTGACGGTCATTACATAAACTTCTCTTATATGGATTTTTTGACTAAAAAATTGCTATAGAATAGTTTTATATAGAGAGGTTCACCGACCTGCACTTTCCTTTAAAATAAGGGTTTGTAGGACTTATGCTTTTTTAAGAAAAGTTTGGTAATAGACCTTCACTGACCTGCACCACGGCTTTTCTCATTTAGAAAACTTTTGTAAAAGACCTACACCGACCTGCACCTTAGTCCAGGAAGTCCGAACCCGCTTTCAGCTGCAAGCCACGGACAATGACACCCTTATTGGACTTCTTACGCTCAAAGCCTGCCTTCTCCATCGCAGAGTAAAAGTCCGTTGTGCTACGTGTGTACTCTCCGTTCTGGATACAGTAAGCACGGTATTGCTGATAAATCTCCCCGGACTTTTCTGTATAGGTAGGGTCTGTATCGCAGCACTCTGCAAGGAAGTGTCCGAGCCAGTCGTTATCCTCGCGGTAGGCCTGAATGGCATCTGACACACACTTTGGCAAGGTAGTTTTGAAATCTGCATCAATGGATTTCTTCGCACCTTCGATAATCCAGGTAAGGATTGCCCCGCCTGCGTTCTCGAATAAATGGTCAGCATAGTTCTTGATATCCGAACTGCCTGTGATGTGGGCATTAAAAGGAATGACGATAAGACGTCTCCAAATGCCGTCATCATTTGCCCCGACTTTAGGGAGATGGTTCGTGTAAAGCACCAATGTGTGTGATGGGATGAACTTGAATGGGTCTTTGTACTTCTTCTCTGCGAAGATTTCATCTGTGGAGCAGAGCTGCTTT